TTATTCTATTTCTAAATACATTTGCTTGCTGTTATTTATTTTTACCTTCGGCACTGCAAGCCTCAGAATTTCATGCAGAAATTCCGACTCAGTCAACGGCGCGCCCCCAGCGTTAACTATTATTTTATTAAACTCCATCCACTTTTTGTTGACGTCCTTTTGCTCTTTTTTTGTAAGTCTTAGTGCTTGCATCTTTTCTTCTTTCTTCACTATTGAGCCTCCTTTAAGTGTACCTGTTAACATGTTTACATTTACATGTTTATCTGTTTATATGTTAACAAATGAACATGATGTTACATGTGTACATGTTAACTCTTATCTCGGTTTAAAGATGATTGACACTATACGGATTTGGATACCTTTGAAGATGGAATACATTTCACAGGTAGTTGATAAGCAGACGGGCAAAATCACAGGCGGTGAATGTGATTTGAATCTGTTTAGAGAATTCGGGTGCACATTAGCTGCTGGACAAACATCACTTGATGAAAATGGTAATTTAGAAGTTCACCGCCTTTACCATCCTTTTGAGTCTATCCCATCCAGTAACTCTAGTTTGGCTTATAAAATCAGGGCAGGGGGTGCGAACTACTTCCCCCATGTAGAGCTCAATGCTTCAGCCGCAAAAATGCTTACTGGTCATAATGCGTTTGGCTCTACTAATTTTGAAACTTGCATTTCATCCTTGCTTTATGTCTTCCACACACAGTTTCAAGGTATCCAAGAAGTATTAGATTACAGCAACGCTGAAGTTCTCCAGATGGACTTTACCTACACGGCTCATGTGGAAAATATCTTCGTTGCAAAACAAGTAATCGAAGCGCTTAGGCATGTGTCATCTGGTCAAATTCGCTTATCAAAAGAAAGCTATAAAACGTCCGTGATGTGGAATGCCGGTTCTGAGCATTGCGTTCGACTTGCTTACCTTAAGCACTTCGAAATTAAACGACAGATTGAAGAACTTACTCGCAAGCAAAAGACTCAGCCAAGCGATTACCAAAAATATCAACTGGAGCAGCTTAAAAGTGAAGCTGTTCAAAATTTCGCAGAGAACGCAGTTCGTTTCGAAGCAAAAATGAAGAAACGAAAGTTTAAAACAATGGGCTTACCTACGCGCATTGTTGACCTAATTGAATACGCTGAATCATTCAATGGTGATTTAGCTCAACACCTTTGGAACGAGAATTTCAAAGACATATTAAGCACCTTTGAGGGGGCACACGTGAATGTATATAACGATGACGAAGTATTTCAAAAGTTAAAAGAACACTATGCTACAACAACTCCAAGCGGAAACGTCAGTTACGCAAAAGCCAATAGAATATTTCGATTCTTCAGAGATATTAAAAATGAAGGGTTTGCCGAAGTAAAACGCGTAGCTTCAAACGGTTCTTTCTATAGAAACTTGGATTTGCTCACTGCTGTAGTGCCTCGCGCATATCTCCAAAATTTACATTCAGTCAAATCAAACATCATTCCACTTGTACGCCTTGTAAATGTTGATTTCTCAAATCAGCACCCACAAGGCTGGCAAGAACCTGTCCACATGTCACAGCAACTGGACAACAATTTAACTCAACCACTAAGGCTTGTCGGATAGTTAGGCCGACATGAAAACAGGCAATTATATGAACATAGAAAACGGACAATACATCGCTGGAGAGTTCCTAGGCGTTAAGACCTTAGACAAAGCAAATGCCGACCGTTCTAAAACATGGCAGGAAGTTTACTTCGGTATTTCTATTCCAGTTTCCAATGGCTACAACGGCCAGTCAGCAACCATCGACATTCGACTTAGCAAAGACGCTATTCAGATGGGTGAACATAACAAGGTTGATAACCTTGTCGGAAACTTTGTTCTTGTTCCTGTCAATGTCATGGCTCGCGCTTACCAAGATAAAGCGTATGTTACGAATTACTTTGATAACAGAAGACGCATCATCCAGCCAAACGAAGCGAAGCTTCAAAAGGTTAGCTAATGCGTTGCGCTGTATTTCAATACAACAGTACTGATGAAGATGGAAACACACTTTCTGTATTCAAAGACACTAATACCAGTGTTGAGGAATGCGGCAAAATCAGTACATCAGAAACGGTTCTAATGTCAGGAATGCAGTTTACCGAACTGAATACTAAAGCGTCACAAGTAGCCACACTAGACAGCGCTTTAGCCTCAGTCGACCCCGTAGAAGTCGCGACTGTTTACGGTACGTCATTTGCCTTAATCGTATTTTTAGGGATTACGGCATACAAAATCAAGGTCGCGAAGAAAATTGTTCGATTAATTTAACCCTAAAAAGGAATAAAAACATGGCTGATATTTTCGCAGCAGTAGACCTAACCGCAGTAGCGACCGCAATCGTTGGCTTTGGTGTTTTAATCGTTGGCATTTCGCTAGCAGAAAAAGGCATCGGTATTTCAAAACGAAACGTTCGCAAAGCGTAACAACAAGTGAGGCGAGTATGGCAGGTGTTATGCTCGCTCTCTTTTACGCAATTGTAGCGTTAATGGGAGCAATGGCAGGGTTTATAGTATGCAAATTAATGTTAGACGATTAATGACGCTTATGACCGCCTCCATGGCGGTTTTTTTATGTCTTAAAACCAGTGTTAAAGCACAGGTTTTCGATCCGCAATATTCCAATCCAATGGAAGACCAAGAAATATGCGATACATCTTCTGCGATACAGACATTGAGAGATATTCACGAAAATCATTGGAATAGCTTAAAAAACAATGAAAATGATTCAAATAGGTACATAGATAAATCAATTTCATTTTCAACAACATTTTGTGCAGCTACATCAACGTACACATATAACCACCAAACAAGAATAAGAGCATACGATGGTACTTGGGGAGATTGGCGCGACGATATCCAAAACAAAGGTGGTACAAGAAATGGTCAAATTAGATATGAGCCAAGTTGTGATATTAATGGAGAGTTTTCATACCGCAAAAATGACCGCTGTTGGAATCCTGACGACTTAGCAGAGCGCGACAGTTGCCCAGATGATGGAACGTTACCCTCTTTACCCGATACCCTTGGCGTTTCATCTAACGTCTGCTCAGTGCAGCCTGACGGCTCACGTTGTGCATATTCAAGGTCAACAAATGGCAACACATTTGAATATAACCCAAATCTAAGTTGCTACGAGAACAACTATCAAGAATATGATCAACCAAACTCGACACCTCCAGAGGATAACCAGTGCCAGACAATCACAAATGGCAATGTTACAAGTACATTTTGCCCCGCTAACCCCGATGCAGTTTGCCCAAATGGATTGTGTCAACCCTCATGTGGCTCATTTGACATTGGCTATGGTGAACAATTCGGATGCTTTGCAAATGAACAAAACCAATGTGATTTAGACGGTGACGGTACTGTTGATGATACATGTTTAATACCACCACCACCATGTGATGCAGAGCCAAACCAACCACATTGCCCAACATCGCCAGAACCGGTTAATTGTTCTGAGAATCCAGAGCATCAATATTGCCAAAATCCCCCACCAAATTGTGAGGAAAACCCATCACAGGAAGGTTGCGGAACAACAGAGCCACCAACAGAACCACCAACAGAGCCACCAACAGAAATAATTGAAGGTCTTGAAGGCATCAAGGGAGAACAAACAAAAACTAATCAACTATTAGAGGGCGTTAAACAGGGAATCGATGGTGTAAAAACAGGCGTTCAAGGCGTTAAATCAAGTGTTGAAACACTAACCGAAGAACAAGAGAAAACCACAGAGGCAACAAAAGAAGTCAGCGGCGCGATCGTAGGACTCAAAAACACGCTTAACAATTCAGGCGGTGTTTCAATGGGAATTACTCCCTCAGACGGTCTAAATGGATGGTATGACTCTGAATATCCAGAAGGCTTTACAAGCGTAATGGAAACGGTTTCGCCCCTCTATGATGCATCGAAAATGAATCAATATCTTCAATCATGGAAAGTTAGCGTGTCCGGCGAATACTCGTTCCCGCAAATTTGCTTAGATATAGGCATAGCAAACTATGGTTGTCACTCACTCGAAATTGATAACCGAGTATTTCCGTTTATACGAATCATTTTGATTGTTTCAGCGTTATTCCTAGCGCGCCAATTAGTTTTCGGGGGTTAATCATGTGGGAATCAATAAAAGAATTTGGACAATCCATTGTTGACGTTATTTACCAAGCAGTAAAAACACTAATGACATTTGTTTCAGACGTTTTTTTCTTCGTTCTTGAAAACGTTATGCAAGGTGCGATTGCTTTATTAGACACCTTTGGGACTGGATTAGAGGGATTAAACCCTACACAGTACATCACGGCAATACCAGCAGAAACAAAAGGCATGATGGCAGCGTGTGGTTTTAATGAATGTATCACTATTGTAGTCAGTGCCATAGGTATCAGACTGATACTTCAACTTATTCCATTTGTTCGTTGGGGGTCATAAATGATAAGCGCTCAATTAGGTCGCCCAGGGGGCGGTAAATCATACGAAATTGTAAAATATCAAATCATTCCAAGCGTATTAAATGACAAAAGAAAAGTAGTAACCAACATACCTATACAATTAGATCACATTGAAAAAATACACGGCAAAGAATACTCAGACCTAATTGACGTTGTTGAAGGAAGTTTTCACGAATACGGCTTAAAGCGTCCATTCTCAAAAGCAGAGGATTTTTTGAAGTATGACGACTGGCGAAATGATAAAGGTCAAGGCGCGTTATTCATTGTTGATGAAGCCCACCTTTCTATTGGCCGCGATGCTGATAAAGCATTATTGGAATATCTTTCCATGCATCGACATTACGGACACGACATTATTGTTGTCACACAAAGCCATAGAAAGTTAAACAGAGACTTGCGCGATATGGTTGAGGTTGCATACCACTGCGCAAAAATGGCTGCTTATGGTGATGATACTAAATACATTCGTAAAACCTATCATGGTGTCGAAAACATGCGTGAACCTATTCATGTAGAAGAACGTGAGTATGACCCCGCAATATTTCCGTATTACAAGTCACACACAAAAAATGACAGTTCAGTAACTGAGGCAAGCGTTAAAGACTCCAAAGCGCTCCTTAATCCATTCGGTAAAGCAACGAAAATATGCATAGCCATTGGCGCTGTAATCTTCATAGGCTCGATGATTAATATATTTACGTCTGATTCACCAGAGGAGAAACTTGCAAAATTACAGCAAAAGCAGCAAGCGCAACCAGCAGCTACACAACCTGCACCAATACCAACTGAACAAACTGTAACCGCACAGCAAAATAAACCGGAAAAACCACAGCCGCAAAAAGTTGAAGAAGAAACGCTTTCCGCATCTGAAAAAATCAGAAGGCAAAGAGAGAAGGACTCGAAAAAATACCATCCATTTTCAAAAGTCCAACTTCACATAAACGGTTTCTATTCAGACGTTTCCACAGGTGAAAGCAAAGTTTATTTCAGCGCGTCACGTAACGGACAAAACTTATTTGATCTCGGCTTAAAAGACTTCTTCATGGCTGGATATGAAGTAAACGTCCTTGGTGATTGCGTTGTTGAAATTATTTATTTCGATTTTCGTGATTTCTTAACGTGCGATTCTCCAACCGTCGGCATTGGGGAAAGCGCTCAAATCGCGTCTAACGTTGTAAATTAAATAGCACTTTTCTGTGTGACGATTTAAGGGAGGGACCCGTTTACGGGAGGGTTACCCTTAAATTGACACACAGCACACCCATTACTTAATTACGCATAATGTATATTATGTTAAATAGAACATCAAAGTTGATGGTGAATGAGCCAGATGGA